ATGGCAAGAAGGGAAAAAGGTTCAGGATCATGGGATACTGTAACAAAGAATGACATTACATACTATAGGTACCGTAAGAAATATGTTGGTATGACAAGCCGAAAAGAATTTGTAGGAAGGACAAAAGCTGACGTAAAACGCAAGATACAAGAATTTGAAGCTAAGAGTATGAGGGTTAACAAAAAAGATTATCGTAAGATGACTCTTGGGGAATGTATAGATAATATCCTGCAGACGTTGGAGCCGACTTTCAAGACAAATAACTATGCTACTCTTCAGTCTACAAATCGCTGCTATATTAAAACTAATCCGATTGCTGATGTACAGATGGCTGCTATAGACAAGATTGTTATTCAAACATACTATACAAATATGTCGAAGAAATATTCTGAGAGCACTGTTAAAAAGACACGAACTCTTTTCAATATTGTTTTCGATTATCTTGTATCCTGTAACATCATCACAGAGAATCCTGCAAAAGGGATTAAGATGCCGCATAAGTCAAAATATGCAGTACAGAAGAAAGAGCACTCTTTCTTATCTTTAGAAGAAGCTGAGAAGTTTTATAAGACGGCTCTTATGAAAGCAGATTCTGCTTTGCCAGGCGTAAAGACAGGTGATTACATCTATGGACGTAATGCTAGGTTCTGTCTGTTAGTTCTTTATACTGGTATGCGTATAGGAGAAGCTTATGCTCTCACATGGAAAGATATAGATTTTAAGAATAATACCATTAACATAGATAAGACAATGGAGCGTATCAAAGTAGATAGCAAATATCAGTGGCTCATAGATACACCAAAGCGTCCTAAGTCAATCAGAGTCATTCCTCTGGCGAATCGTGCAAAAGAACAGCTGCTCTGGCTTAAAACTGTATCTCCTGGACTGAAAGCATCCGGAGATGACCATATATTCGTAACTGAAAATAATATTCCACCATCACAGTCAACTCTTACTAGGACGCTTAAAGCGATCCTCAAGAGAGCTGATATTGAATCTGACGGTTTCGGCTTACATGATCTCAGACATTCATTTGGGTCCATGCTGCTGCAGAAAGGATGGGAACAGAACCAGCCTGTAGATATTAAGGTAATATCAGAGATACTTGGACATGAAGATGTTTCCACAACTTATAACATATATATGCATATCATGAATAAACATAAATCAGAAGTCATAAATTTACTTGATTAAAAATAAGGGAGTTATATCATTTCGATATAGCTCCCATTTTTTTACTATAAAAATATTGTTTTACGTATATTATCAGATATCCATTTAAGATACTTTTCTTTAGGAATCCTGTATGTATTTCCTATTTTTATTTTAGGAAAAGAACTTAATTGAATAAGCTGATATGTTTTGTTACGTCCTATTTTAAGATGTTTTTGTATATCTGTTGGAGTTAACATTTCATCCATTCCATACTCCTTTTGATTATATGAGCCATATTTAAAGGACTCCATGAATAGCCTTTATTTGAAATTACATAATCTACTTCATCCTTAATACCATCAAATTGACCCACATCAGATAGATTTCTCCTATAGGCTTCTTCTATGTCGTCACCACGTTCCAGAATTTTAATTAATCTATCCCTTCGAGGAACATCAATATAGAAAGATATAATATGCAAATCTTTGTTCTTCTTTAATTGTCTGAGCCCATGAGGAGTCAAGACAACTACTTTATCATCTGTACAGTCTTCTTTGGCTGTTCCATATTGCCAACCATTGTAAGAAGCATGTTCAGCAAAAAGATCTTTTTCTATCATATCATTAAATTGCTCTTCTGTAATAAAATGATATGTTTCTCCATCTACATCTTCTTTTCTCATAGGTCTAGTAGTATATGTAACTATTTTATTAAAACCTAAAGCAATAAGCTCTCTTTCGATAGAACTTTTACCTGATGCTGATTCTCCTACAAGTACTATCATTCTTTAGTCTCCTTTGTATAAATAATTAAATCCTTAGCATAAGGAAGAGTTAAAATCCAGTCACAAAACTGATGCCATTCAGTTAATTTATGAGACTTCCTCTGAAAATACATAGAACGAAGATTCTCATAATTCAAACTGAGAGTTCTTGTCTGAAGCCATCCATTAGGCAACCAACGTACTAAAGCTTTCCAATAGCGTTTGTCTTTAGTCTCAAGATATTTCTGTCTATAATGCTCACACTGATTAATAATAGCTGTTGGGTCTTCAATCTCTGAATCGAAATCGTCTGTTTCAAAACATTCTAAAGTAATAGGTGTACTAGCAAGTTTATGCATTGTACTAGAACTATTAGCTACTGTTCCTACTTTGTATGTATCGTACTCTTTCCACCAATAAAGCGGTGCGGTGATAGTAACAGCTACAGAAATCTGTCTTAAAAATTTTCTATGCTCTGGTCCGGCACTGATAAGTCTCTGACATAAATCCATATCGTTTGGGCCAATAATATAATCCGTCATACCACAGCTATGATCTCCGTATACAAAAGGACAATGATAGCATTCTTTATTAATATAATTACTACTATCACTCTTACTATGAGACATTAACGGCAGTCTCATTCCATAAAGTGCTTCTTCAAAGTTATATACATGTGTTCTTTCAAATTTCATAGTTAAACCCTCCACTTTTTAATAGCTTTATTAAAAATTTCTATATCTATTTCTGGACCCATAATATTTATGTCAATATCTTTTGGTAATCCAAAAGATAAGACTCCCAGAATAGACTTTAAATCAATAACATATCTTCCGAACTGTGCATCAATATCACAATTTTTAAATCTATTGGCAATACTGACAATTTCTGTAGCATCTGTCGAATCATTTAGTCGAATTTTCATCTTTATCCTTTCTTTTTGTTAAATAGTATGATATAGTGTAGATGGTTGTTTTATACACTTCACTTGTACACAACCAACACACATTTTTTTTAGAGGCACTCTATTCAGCGCCTCTATTTTTTATTTATCTGTACTTCCAAATCCACCATTACGAGTACCCTCAGTTTTATCATCTTCTGTAATTCCATAAGGTAAGAAAATCCCCTGACAGAAGCCATCACCTTTAGCTACTTTCATAGTTTTAACCCCTTCATTGGTAATTTTAACCATAATATGCCCTTCGTTATCTGAATAGAAATAATCACTGTCAATGATGCCAACTGTGTTCTCAAGTCTTATTCTATATTTAAAACCTAAACCACTTCTTGGAAACAACATTAGTACCCAATCATTGTTCATTCCGCAACGAATACCAGTTGGAATCTTAATTGTTTCTCCAGGCTCTAACACAAATGACAACGGTGAATAGAAGTCATAGCCAGCACTACCTTTAGTTGCTCTCTGAGGAAGTTCAATAGGGTAATATGCATCTTTAATTGTTTTATCAGTAATCATTGACGGCTTACTGAATGAATCTTTCCATGCTGTTTCAAACTGTTCATAAGATACTTTTTCAAATTTTGCAACTCTTTTTGCCATATTAATAATCTCCTTTGTGTATGTATTATTGTGATTCTTTTATTGATAAGTTCATGCTAAAAATGTAATTCTTCATCACTTAGTCTGATTTGAATATAAACATTTTTATTGTCTTTAGGAATAAATCCATATACATGAACTTTTTCATTTGGATTATCAAAACATAAAATATTAGTATTTTCATCTTCTGGTTTTAACAAGTCCATAGCAAATTTCCTTATTGCTCTTTTCTGTAAAATTCTTGATTTACTACGTAGATTATTAGCACACCATATCCATCCATAACCAATACCTTCAACTTCTATCCAGCAACATGTATCTGGACGACTCTCATCATCATACCAATACTCACATACTTCTATATTTTTATATCTTTTTATTGGTATTCTAATATCTTTCTTTTTAAGAATATAATATATATCATCAGATAAATTGAAGTCTTTTATTACTCCTTGCAATGTCATAAACTAATCTGACCTTTCATTTTATATTTTCTTTTAAATACTTAATATATTTGTCCCATTCACCTAATGAATGGATATATTCTTTAGTTTTTAAACATTTTTTCTTCATATCTTTTTTCAAATCAATTGTCCTATACTGCTTACTTTTTTGAAGTTTATTGGTCAAAAAAGCATCGGTCACCCTAGAGACTAACAAGTAATCCTTGTTGTCCATAGAATCCAAAATAGCATTGTATTCTGCTAAATCTTCCTCAGGAATAGGGTAATCACATTTGGGTAAGTTCTTAGTCGAGAAAGGACTAATATCTGATCCTGCAGTTGCAGGTTTAAGAAAAGATGCTATGTATTCTAACTTACGAGCATGGAACTTAAATTCTATTTCTTTATCATTTTCCATGATACTTCGTACAGTTCCTTCATCTTCAAGTGCTTTGTATAATTCTTCATAAGTCTTATATTCCGGTAGTCCAATATCATTAGCTATAGCTTTTAAAATATTGTGTCCTCTTCCTATAGATGGAATGTAAGCTACAAGAGTAGAAAAACCATAATGATATATTTGAGCACCACCATAACACTTAATATAAATATCATCAAAACTTGAATCTATTCCTCCAGAATCATCTCTGGGATAATCATTGGTACTTTGATCTATTGCAGCTTTTAGTCTGTAAGTACCTTTATATTTCATTAGATATTTTGCCATTATTCTCCCTTTTCAAATAATTTTTCAATACCAGTTACATTGTTTCTATGATTCATATAATCCACTTACTTCTTGACAAATCTTCAATATAGTGTTATATTTAGTATAGTAATTTCAATTATCCCCTATATAAATCCCATATAAAGATTCAAAAAAATATATATCTTTAAGGGGGTGATTAAGATTGGATTTTTAATTTTAGCACTTATATTGGCGATGTTATTGTGTTTTATGTACGTAATAACATATATCATACTTAAGCAACTTAAAAACAGCAAAACTAATTTAATTAAAATTAATTTACTATCTAAAATCATATCTATAGAGATTGAAATTACCAATAATAATTAATTATAGATTAAAGGGGAAAATATAATACATTATACGGGCACCAGATGGGTGCCCATCTTTTATTTTCCAAGCATTTTAGAATCAGTTCCTTTTTTAAATCCAAAGAACGGAACATCTTCTTTAAAAATATAATCATCATTAATATAGTAACATGGATGCTCTTTTGTCTTTATAAAGAAGCATTCCTCTTGCGTTAACTCACAACAGTTAAATAAATAACTTTCTCTGTAATAATCACAATTGAGACAATTCATTTTAGTTTTTTTACTCCCTTTAACTCATTGACAATGGTAATAAAAACGCCCACAAGCACCATGGAGATTCTGTAATTTTCATACCTATTATTACTGCTACAGCAGTTGAAATCCATGCTATTGCTTTTGCAAATTCCATATATTAATTCTCCTTTAATACCATAATAACTGCATTACACATACCAATAATCTTTTGAAATTTTTCATCTTTCGAATGAACGTTTGCGCTAGACAAGGCATATCCATTTTCTGCAATTTCTTTTATTGCTGACATCCATTCAACAACAATGTTACTACCAGATTTTTCTTTAAGCTGATTTTCAGCATACATTCTTTCTTTATCAATAACTTCTTTATCAATCATTGTTAATATTCCTCATAGTCAGTCTCATCACTGATATTTAATTTATGTTTCTCAGCTTCATGTACTTTATTCAATGCGACTTTTTTACTATCAAATACTACTTCTCCTACAGTACTAAATCCTAAGAGATACTCATGTTTATCTCTTTTATCCATACCTACAAAGTAGGTGTCTGTGACTGTACGAACAGTCAAATCACAGACATCATAGATACCTACTGTAGGGAAAATTCTTGTATAATAGAGCTTGTCACCTTTTTCTATTACTTTCATTAATCACATTTACTCCATCCACAATTCTTGCAAGTATTACAGCCACCTTCAAAAACTAATTCTCCACCACACTGAGGACATTTCGCCTTAGAAACTGGTACAATCTTAGGTGTAATAACTTCTAATTCTTTTTCTTCAACATCTGAAAAACCTACTTCATCCATCATCTCTTCATACATTTCAAGAAGAGCATTTCCAATAGCTACAGGGCAACTGCTGCCTTTAGATGTATCGTGTTTAGTAGCTGTTCTAACCGCATATGATGGACAGGTACCAGAAGATTTTAACTGATCTACTATGGAATAAACATCAATTCCGCCTCTAGCTGCCAAAGAAATCATTCTCGAAAGTCCAATCATAAAATTATTACACCCACCGGAAGACCCTTTACTGAAATAAGTTTCAAGCAACTGGCCATTGTCTGGATCAAAGAAAGCTTCACAATGGAGTGTTCCACAACCTGTCCTAAGAGTTCTCTTTTTGCCAATGCAGTTATCATCTGCTTTGATGATCATTCCTCTTTCTAATCTGTGAGGTTTTTCTACAATATCTTCTACATTCTCTTTAATAGTAAGAATACCTGCACGTTTACATCCATCTCTAAAGATAGTTACACCTTTTAATCCTGCATCCCATGCAGTCATGTATAATCCTTCCACCTGTTCAACTGTAAAATCATTTGGAACATTAACAGTAGAACTGATAGACGCATCAATATGTGATTGCCAGACACTCTGCATATAAATTCTGTTCTTATAATCAAGTGTCTGAGCGGTGACAAAATAGCCTGGTAATTCAGAATCATCTTTTAATCCATGTTTATCCATATATTCTTTTACAATTGGAGTGTAGACTTTATAATATTCATCATGACCTTTAAGGGATTCTGTTTTTCTTGTATAATAATTTGCGAAGATAGGCTCAATACCGCCGGATACGCCGAGCATAGTTGAAAGCGATCCTGTTGGTGCAATTGTAAGCAACTGAGAATTTCTAAGTCCAAATGATTCTACTAATTCTTTTGTTTCTCCTAACGCATTTTTACTATAAAACGCTGATTGTTCTACCGCTTCTGGTTTATATTTAGGATATACACCATATTTTTTTGCTAACACAGCAGATGTTTTAATTGCCATATCTGCCATAGTATGTCCAATCATGTCACATAAATCAATGGCTTCTGGACTACCATATTTAATTCCCAGTTTAATAAGCAAATCGGCAAGACCAAAGATTCCAAGTCCAATCTGTCTCCAATCATATACAGATTCTCTTTGTTCTTTTAATGGATGGAGTGGAAGTCCTTCATCTAATACTTCATTTAATGCAATAACAGACGATTTAACACAATGCTTAAAATTCTCAAAATCAAATCCTGTATCACATGCAAATTCAGCTAGGTTAATGCTACCAAGAAGGCATGAACCTCCCGCTGGCAAAGGTTCTTCTGCGCATGGATTTGTTCCTGCATATTCAAATTCATCATCACAACTAAGTAGATTCCAATTATTGATTCTATCCCAGAAAAGCATTCCAGGTTCAGCATAATCCCAGTTCATTTCACACATTTTATGAAACATTTCATATGCATCAATTTCTTTAGTGATGGTTTCTCCTGTTTCTAACCTAGTAAATGATAAAGTAAATGGAGTTTTATTCTTTACCGCAGCCATAAACTTGTCTGTAATTCTAATAGAAATATTAGCTTTTGTGACTCTATCAAGGTCTGATTTAATACCAATAAACTCTTCTAAGTCTGGATGCTCACATGAAAGACTAAGCATTAAAGCTCCTCTACGTCCCGCTTGCCCGATTAATCCAGTAACCATAGAATATAAGTCCATAAATGATACAGAACCAGTTGTTTCTTTAGCGGCATTATTGACCTTTGCACCTCTTGGAGATAATTTACTAATATCAACTCCACATCCACCACCATAGCTATATGTACGAGCAAGTTTTTTAGCGCAGTCAAAGATACTTTCAATATTGTCTTCTGGTGGTTCAATTACATAGCAATTACTGAGACTAATTTTACGTCCTTTATTCTCAAGACCTCTATTGGCAAGAATACGACCACCGAATAAAAACTTTTTCTCTTTAATTAAATTAGCAATTTCTGGATTTCCACCAGATACACGATTAATCCACTCATCAAAAGTTTCATTTTCATATCTGTATTTTCTTTCCCAAATGTCTTGTCCTAATTGATTCTCTGTTCCTAACCATTCCTGTACTGTCATACACATTCTCCTTAATCGTAATAATTAATAATATAATCAACAGCTTCTTCAAGAGTATCAAACACTACATCACAATCTTCAGGAAGCCATTCATATACATTCTGTTTCCCAAATCCAATAACAGGTATCCCTTTATCAACTGCATATTGTAATTCCTGTCCAGTTCCCACAGAATTTTCAGTATTATTAAGGTTTACTAAAATCAAATCACTATTGGCGATGAGATACTTTATATAGAAATTTTTTGTCTGCTTGGCTGTAATAGATTTAGAGCCATCTCTAGGAAAATACTCTGTTGGATCATATAAGTGATATGCAATAAGATCTAAATACTTTTGTGCTAAAATAAATCTCTCAAAAGCTTCATTCCTCCAAGATGTCCCTCCATCAACTAATCCTTTGCAAGCACCAGCTAAATAAATATTTAATCTTTTCATTTTATTCCTCCATCATATATTTAATAAACAAAGCTGCATCATCAGGGTTCTCACAATGCAATTCAAGAGTATCTAATAAAGTGTCCCCTGACTGTACCAAAGCAGTTAAAACAAATCTGCATAACTGACTGTTAAGGACAATATTGTCACCTTCCGGTGAGACAATATCTACTCTTCCTTTACATTTATCTACTACTTTAAAAAATGATTCAAAATCTTTAATTCTATTAATTTTCACTCTTGTCCTCCTTATCTTTTATAAACAACTGAAAATCATTAGCTTCACAACAAGCTGCTTTATATAGAGTAGCCATAGAAAATACTTCTCCTGGCTGGAATCTATCTACTTCTTTATATCTATAGCAGGATTCTTTTTTAGGACAATCCACTAATTCTCCTGCACAGAAAGTAATATCGTGACTAAACGCCATAATACCCGCCTCCCATCGGTTCATTAATAAATTCATCTATTGATCTATAGTCTTTAAGCATAGCAATTGCTCTACATAAGATGCCTTCTATTTCACAATATTGAGCACTATCAGCAATATCTGATAATCTATCAATCACCTGTGTAATTGTCATATTCTTATATGATGGCTCTTTGTATTCATCCATATTTATACCTCCTAAAAATCAAATTTCTTGTTACATAATTCATCTAAATCATCCATAAGATAAGTTTGTCTATGGATGATCTGTTCTTTAGTAATTGCGTATTGCAGAGCCTTAGTCTGAGCACATAGTATAAATTTTTTACTGGCTCTAGTAATCATGGTGTATAAGAGTTCTTTATTAAGCATAATAAACATTGAAAAGTCTATTCCTCCAATAACTGTATCAAACTGACTTCCTTGAGCTGAATGACAAGTTATTGCATATCCAAGCTCTATATAAGGAGCATGTGATTTAGGTACTTCTACATAGCCAATTCCTTGAAAATCTATCAGGATATAATCATCTTTTATATCTTTTATGATGCCTAAGTTTCCATTAAAGATATCTACAACTGAACCATCAGAATTAATTATCTGGTACTTATTCTGTTTGTTTATAACTTTATCTCCTACTTTTAATACCCATTGAACTACTCCACTTTTCATAATTTTGTATTGCTTTTTTGATTTGGGGTTGTATATCTGTTGAGCTATATGATTTAAAGAAGCTACTGAAGACACTCCTTGTTTACAAGGAACAATGATTTGCACATCCAGAATAGATTTAGCATGTTTGATTTCTTCTTTAAAATACTGCACTATATTATGATATGTATTAGATTTATCAGTATAGCAATTAAGAATCATGTCCTGAAGTTCACCTCTTGTTTCTTCTCCAGTCCACCCATCAGAAGTTAATTGTTTTCCTTGTCTCACTCGAATACTTTCAGTAATAATCGCTGATTTCTGAGCTTGTCTATGAATTTTATCAAGGAAAATTGAAGATATATATTTAGATTCAAGCATATCAGCAGCTACTGCACAGGAGCCTATAGATTCTAGCTGTCCCACATCTCCAATAAAGATTACTTTTGTTCCAGTAGCACACGCTTTTAGTAATTGCTTAAAAAGATAACCATCAATCATAGACATTTCATCCACTACAATAATGTCATAATCTAAAGGATCATACTCATAGTCAAATGGTGTTCTTGGATCCCCATATTTGAGTTTGAGTAACTTATGAATTGTTTGACTTTCTTTACCAGAAGCTTCACTAATTCTCGCCGCAGCTCTTCCGGCTAAAGCTACTGTTACACTTTTATAATCTTGCAGGATAGTAAGAATACCATCAATAATACTCGTCTTACCTGTTCCGCCGTAACCGGAGATACAGCATAACTGATTATCGAGAACCATTTTAATACCCTCAAGCTGTTGCTCTGTATAATCCCATCCTTGAGCTTTTTCTTTCTTTTTAATTATCTCTAGCCAGTTACTATACTTAAATTTATTAGGGGCATTTTTTAATCTTACTAAATGTTCAGCTATCGAATATTCTAAGTCATAATACCATTTCAATCCTATCTTAGTTTTTTCTTTATTCCATACAATCATTTGGGAATCTTGTAAATCATGTATCGCTTCAGCGATATTCAAATCAGGTACTTCTTCTCCTATTTTATCTATTAACTCTTGCATGATTTCTTCTGAATAACTAAATGATTTTCCATTCTCTCCTTGATTCCTTAGAAACATTTTAATACAAGTTTCAATCCGATCTACGCCATAAGGATTAGCTCCATTCTGCAGTGCTATATCATCAGCTGTTTTCCAACCTATTCCTCTTATGATTGTCAAATCATACGGATGATTTTTTACTATATCAACAGCTTTATCTACGTCTTCATGATAGTATTTGATAATCTTTTCTATCAATTTATCACTAATAGAGTACCTAGCTAAATCAATATACGCTTTGTGTTTATCATAGGTATCATTAAATCTCTCAATCCACTTAGTAGCTACACTGGGACCGCATCCCTTAATTTTTGTAAGTTCTTCTACATTTCCTTCTTTTAAAGCTAAGTAAGGATTATCTAAGGCCTCATACATTCTTTGTACATACTTAGGGAATAGTTTACAGAGAATATATTTTTGACCTCTAATATCAGTTTCAGCTAAATCATTGTTCATAACACTTTCAAGAATACTAATTTGCTCTCCCCAAGTGGGGCTATAATCCATTTCACCTTTTATGTCGTAAACTTTTCCTATAATAGGCGTATGAATATTTCCTTTAATACAATATCTCATGCCTTTTGTAAGATTCCCTACAGTTATTTCTCTCACTGTTGCATAAAATATGCCCCAGTGAGTAGAATTATTATAGTATTTTTGCTCTTCTAAAAGACCTTTGAACTGTACCTGTTCAACTACAGTTTCTATTATCCTTCACCAACTTTCTTTCTATCTGTTTGAGCCAATATTGTTCCATCATTGTAAATTTCCTCAATTCTATTAGTTGTATGAGTATAAACAGTGTCTGGATATTTCATAATAACAAATTGATCTTCACGCCTATAACCACAAACAATGATTTTAGAACCTCTTTTAAACCAAGACTCTTCCAGAACTTTTTTCTTGCCTGCAGGTGTCTGTTCAGAAATTCTTTTATTATAATAACTATACTGACCTTTGTTATATTTACAGGTTACGACACTATGGTTAGTCAGCAACGTCACCAAATGTTTATTATTATCAGAGTCTAAAACAGTTCCAGCTAATCGAAATATTTTATATTTAGGAAAATGTTTAATTTCTCCTCTAACTCTTCTTGTGGTATAATCATATACTTCAGGAATCTCTGGGAGTGAATTATAATCAACTACTCCATATTTTGGCTCATTCAAATTCCACAACTCATGCCGATCCGGGTAATAGCTTAATGATTCCATATCCCATTGTTCTAATGATCCAGATGCATAAGATTCCATTATTGAGTCAAGTTTTTTCTGGTTATATAATTGAAGTGTCTCAGGTAAAGCCATATAATCTTTCAATGGTTGGATAAGAGCGTCCCATTCTTTATTAAAGAGCTTCTCTGAAATAATTACTCCATCCTCCTTTGTACCCACAATACATGTATTAAAGTGCTCCATCAAAAACTCTGTACCTCTTTCATCAAGAGCAAAATATCTGTCATGATATCCTTTTTTAGGTACCTTTTTTTCTTCGTCTATTATGTTTTTCAAGAAGAAACTCTCATGTAGAGCATACGCTTTGAAATTCTTGATTCTAATCATTGTTTCCATCTCTTTTGGAAAGATGTCATATTCCAACGCTGAGTTAAACTGTTGCATAGTCAGCTTATCTGTAGGCGTGAATACATTACGAGAAAGAAACTTTTTCATTGTTTCCATGCGATCTGGAGAATCAAGTTCATTGAAACAACCAGCTTTAATTAGAATAATCATTTTAGCAGTACCAATAATCTTAGTGTCTACCATACGTTTACAGAAATCTTCAAATGAACTATAAGGCTGATGCTCTACAATGGCACGAGCTATATCATCACCTATTCCACAAAGTCCTTTAAAAGAGAAAATAATACGATTGTTCTTTTCATCTGGGACAAAGGAAAACTTTGCTTCATTGATAAGAGGTCTGTCTACTATGATTGAACGCTGCTTAAAATTGGCTATTGCTTTCGCAATTTTCCCATATTGAGTGGACTTATTATCATCAAGCTCTTCGTTGGCTCCGGCATTGATAATTAAACATGCTGTATTCCAATAGATAATTGGATAGTGATATCCTAAATTCAACTCTTGCAAACCAATACAGGAATAAGGGAAAGTGTGGTTTTTAGAAAATGAATCGGTGTACCGCTACTTTCGTAGTATTTGTTCGGACTAGACTATCTCTTGAGTGACTGTATTAAATAAATCTTTGTCCACATATTCCCATTTAAACCCGCCAGCTGAGTCTCTATTCCCTCTACATACTTCTCCTATATTTTGTTGAGGAATGTTTGTAATCTCACCAGCAATTTTTATACTTCGAAAAATACTCAAAATATTATTTTCATCATCAAGCAATGCTACAGGTCTTAGTGCTTTTTCAACTGACTTTTTCTGATTTAATGCTGTTGATATTTTCCGTTTTTTACTATCTTTATTAATCAAACCTGTACGAGAGGCATGAAGCATATTTTCTTTTCTGTCAACCCATTCCAAATTTCCGTCTTCATAATTATTTTCTTTGGTCCCTGCAAAATTGAAATCTTTCCTATGTCCATCTTTATGATTTACTTCCGGTAAATTTCGAGGATTCGGCAAAAAAGCTTTTGCTACAACCCTATGAGTCAAATCTCTTTCTGTTCCAAAACTTACTCTCGTATATCCGTTATTTGCTTTATGAGGATGAAATATTTTTTCAGTATAATGCTTGGTTCTTCCTAAACTATCTGTAATATCTCGTTCTAATCTTTTAATGTCTCCATAATTGGATACTTGATATTTTCCTTCCCATCCTTCAATATCCTTCCATTCTTCCATCGTAACCTCCAGAGCACAGTCACCCTATCCTTGCGCTTCCCAATGTGCTAATCTCATCAGTACTAATAGTCGTTACACCCGATTTAACTTGGCACGGTATTGGCATTATCAGCGTCCACCGTTAGCCCGTAAAAAGTACGGACACCGTTTTTGCATACGTTCACAAGGTTTTACTTGAGCCGTATTCAACCCAAGCTGCTTTCCTATAACTTCTTTCCAGATATAGTTCAGCAGATTCTCTGAAGTTCCAATCTCTTTGCCATGTTCAAAGAACATCTTTTTCATAGCTTCCTGCAGTTTTTCATCTTTTTTAGCAATACCTTTTCTTAACTTATTACTCTGTGTAACATTGAATCCTGAAATATGATCATCCATAGAAATTTCCATTACAATTTCCTGTGTATCTCCTACTCCATATACAGGTAATAGATATTTCTCTAATATTTTTATTTCACTTTCTGTCAAACGGTACTCATCTCTCATGCATTTGTACCATTCATTAATATCATTCTTATACCTAATATAAGTGTCAATAGGCTGTTCAGCGCCCTCTCCTGATACCATAAGTCTCATAATTGAGTTCGCAGTTGCAAGCTCTACTAAGGAATGGGGTTTGATTCGTTTAGCTGCCTGAAGCCCAACTGCAGTATCAAACTGAAAGAGATCTGTCACATCATTCTTTGCAACCATATCCCACATTTCTTTAGTATCATAATCAAGTACATCTGGATGTAAATATTTATTATATGTAGCTCTCAGTGATCCTTGCCATTTCATATATCCCGCATCAATTAGCAAATTCATACAAGTTCTAATCTTATCTAATGCCTGAATGGTTAAGAAATCCATTTTAAGACCAGAACAATAATCAGAATCTTTCATATTAAATTGAGTGATATAAATACCGTTTGGAGCTTTCATCCTAGCATTGTGAGCCAAAAAATCTTCATTAAACAAATATACTGCTGAAGCATGTATACTTCTTCCACATATAAGCCCTTCAATAGTCATAGCCGTTTCTAAAAGTTTGTCGTATTTTTTGACTTCATTTGCAAATTCAGTTTGTCTCTGACGTTCTTTCTCTTCGTTCCCATAAAGACAATCATGCAAACTCCAAGTTTGACCTCTGGTAACAGGAATAAGATTAGATAAATACTGAGTGATATCTGAATCTAATCCTAATCCTCTACCAGCAGTAATAATAGCTGATTTACTACCCTCTGTTTTAAAAGTACTACAATTAAGTACTTTTCTTTCACCTCTGCGACGTTTCACAGCTTCAATGATTTTTAGTCTTCTATCTTGCTGTGTGTCGATATCTACGTCACTGAGTTCAACTTTTTCATGGGAAATATGTCTCCAATGAGGCAGTCCCCACTGTAAAGGATTCATCTGAGTAATGCCAATGAGATACATTGTAAACATTCCTGTTACTGAACCTCTGGCTACACCAACTAAAGAATCTCCTTCTTCCCACATAATATTAACCAACTCAAGTGTTGATATATAATAGGAAGAAATACTTGTACCAAGCTTTTCAGTAACAAGCCACATTTCTTTTAATTCAACTTCAATTCTATCTAAAGTCTCAAAAAATTTTACTTTACCGAAAGTAGTATAAGGAATCTTTTCATAATATCCATCTTCTATCAGTTTTAATAAATATCTATCATAAACATTATCACTATGAGCGAATTTAGATATGTATTCATAGCGATCATAATAATTACCAAAGAAATCACTTAACTCAAAATCAGGAATGTCAGCTCCAGGAACAATAGTTGGACAATACAAATCATACTCTTCAACCTTCTCACCAATCTCCAGAGAGCACTTCAAAGCCTCTTCAACTTCTTTATAGCCAATCTGATCATCCATCCTTTGATGGATCTGCTCGTTAGTCATCATCCAAGTTGATTCATAAAAGTCACCTAACTCTCTTTCTTCATCATCACGACTGTTAAGGTAAGCAGCATGAATTTCTCTATCTTCTTGTTTTAAATAGTGAACATCACAAGCAACAGTAGCTTTTATTCCTAACTGATGTTTCAGTTTTATGATCTCTTGATTCAGTTTTATCTGTTCTTCTGACAGTCCCGGTTGCATTTCCAAGTAAAAATCTTTACCAAATAACTGCTGGTTCCAGATGAGAAAATCCATATAATTTTCTCCTGCTAATAGAGACTTGCCTAATTCTCCTCCTAAACATGCTGTCGTTGAAATCAGATGTCCAGGATTAGATTTAACTACATGTTCCAGATCACTTTTCAATGTAGGAACACGTTCCATCCTTCCTGTATAAAAACTGTTGTCCCATGCTAATGAACTAAGTTCTCTTAACTGCTTATGCCCTATTTCATCTTTAGCCAGAAGAATATAATGATAAAATGGAGAATCACAAGACTTCTTTCCATCTTCTGATATATTTAATTTGTCAACTAAATATATTTCATTACCAAGTATTCCTTTGAAATCTTCCGGCAGTTCACCGGAAGACTTCATGGATTTAATTGTTTGAATAAATCTCACATGACCAGATACAGACTCATGATCAGTGATAGCAACTCCTGAAAGTCCAAGAGATGCAGCTTGTTTTATTAATTGAGGTACTTTTACGATGCAGTCCAACATACGAAGCTGACTAAATTCTGTATGCGCATGTGTCTCTATTCTCACTAGAACACCAACTTTCTCTTAGTTTCTTTCTTTATTTCTTGTCCATAAGGATTAAGTACTGCAAATGATTTTTTCTCAGGTGTCCATAAGCTATGATACTGACATAGACCAGAAAACTTAGGATCAGCATTTGGGGAAGTGCTGTGGAATGGACACCAGTAGCATAATGGAGTTGGTTTGGGAGGATACTCACCTTTAATTTCCATTTCATCCATTTCATTTAAGACCTTGTCCAGTTTCTTAATTCCTCTGTTAAGATAGCCTTTGGTACATACACCTTCGTCAGCTCCTTGAATAGCATCTATAAGAATAAAATCATATACATGGTCTGTTGCAGGCTGTCCATATAAATGAATACATGCCAGATCATAAATTACATGTTGCATAGGTGTTTTTATATCTGCATCTCTAAACACAGCCTTTGAGGATTTATAGTCAGTAATCCTTAGCTGCTCTTTTGCATTCTTATCCACTCTATCAATAAAACCATGTATAATAACTCTGTCGTCATATACAAATTCAAATCTCTGTTCTACTGCTACAGGAGTCCATTCTTTACTATCAATCCTAGACGGCATTACTTTGTTATAAAAGATATCCATCTTTTCTGAATAGTTCATACCTGACTTACTATCAGCAGTAAAAAATTCATCAAAATATTTCTTTTTGAGGTCTTTTATACCGAGAATGTGATTATCCGACTTCTCATCAGTCTCTAAATAGCCCTCTTCTGTAATGCTTTTAAGATAGTCATAATCTACTGTCTTACCTTCCATTATCATTCTTCCTTTAAGCTCTAATGCCTTATGTAAAATAGAACCAATTTCCATAGGAAGAGACGATTTCTTTGAAAAGTTTTTGTCTATATACTTTAATTTGTGGCTCAGTGGACAGTGATCAAAGTTACTCTCTTTACTGTAGGAGAGATAAGGTAACCCCTTATCCTCCTCAGTTACTTGTCGGATTTTCTGACTGATTTCAGTCAATTAATGCCTTTCTATACATAATACGTTCCCTCCAACGTGATATCTTCCATAGTTATTTCTACTTTGTCATCAAGCAGTTTTAATAATGTTTCTTTGCCTTTATCTGTAGGCGCATCCTTATAATCTAATACCCCATCTTTATCCCATAAGATTGATACTTTACAATATGGAATAATCGGACGTATTTTCTTAAACAATTTATTTTTGTACAGCTCACCGTCCCATCCATACGGATCCTTATATTCCTTGTCAAAACCAAGAATTAATTCTTCTATCTTCAAATAATCGAGTAGCAATTTGATTTGTTCATCTGAAATTTCACTGCCACATACAGCTAAAGAAAAGTCATCATCACCAAAATACGAATGATTTTGCATAACTCCTTTCTCAGACTCAAGTAGTAAACATTTCCTACAAGTCTTAATCTTATTTTGGTTAATATGAATACCATAAAGATTATGTGATAACTTGTGGCTTAAAAATTTTCCTTCTATATTGAGAGGTACATATTTTCCAATGTTCTCTACGTCTTCTTCATCGAGATATCTTCCTCTTATACCAATAAGATTTTGATGTCTATCTCTATGAGGAATAACTATTTGATTTGTATTACCCCAATAAGATATTTCAAATGTAGATAACGTCTCTCTGGAAATATGGTCGTTTAAAAACACTTCATGAGGAGTATATTCAAACATTTCTAACACATGCTCATCTATAGGTTCACAGTCTATAATGTCTGTAGATTTGTTTTTTCCAAACTTCTTGAGCCACGACATATCACATATATGTTTTGGTCTCTCAATATGTTCAACAGCTTTCATATCTATTTGATTAGCAATATAAGATACCGCCTGATACCAAGTATAAGTAATCCCTTGTACTCTTTTAGCTCTGATTACTAATTCAAAAATAGAGAATGATTCGCTACATGAGGTGTAGCAATGAAATGTTCTTCCAGAATACTGATCTGTAGGTTCATGATAGTAATAAAGCTTATAACTATCGCCACCATGACAGATTGTTTGAAAGATAAGATTCCCAGATGAGTCTGTTCTATATCCTTTTGATCCTAAATCGGTAACTATCTTGATTACCTGTTCCTTCGTAAGAGCCTTTAATATTGCATTTTTATCATAGTAAGGCATCAGTACACCTAAAAATCAAATGGCATTGATCCTAATAAAGTACTTGTAGCCTCCTGCTGCTCATCATCAGTAATCTGGATATCATCAAGGCTCTCAGAATGCTCCTCAATTACTTTTTCAATTTGAGCTACAGCTACTTCAGTTTCGATCAGGTTATAATAGTTGTCTGTAATAAATAAATCTTTAGTTCTACCAGTAGAGAGATCAGCATATTGCCATAAACGGATTTTTGTCAGTTTTCCTCTTCGTACTTTATATATGTGTCTTACAAGATTGGGTATCGGTACTCCATACATATTATGCATAAGTTTCTTTACACACTCTAACTCTGCACTTGTTGGCCTCAGTGAAATTTCACCTAAGTCAATTCTATCTGCCAGAGATTTTGCACCTCTTAACATTGTTTCGTCTTTAATCTGACTATCTTTATATGTACCATTTAACTGAGTCATTGTTAGAATAAAGATATCCAATTTCATAGCCAAATTCTTAAGAGTGTCCATGAATAAGAATAATGTCTGATCTTCTCGTAATTTCATTCCTTTACTCATAGAAGCAACTTCAGCAATTAATTTAGCTGACATATGTATATAATCGAATACGAAATAATGACATCCTTTTTCTCTCTTATAAGTTTTAATGATATTTGATATATCTTCTATACCAAAATCATTAATAATTTCTATATATAAAGGATAAGTAGCAATATATTCAATAGCTTTATCTACTCGTTCTTCCTCATCTCCTTCATAGTCTCCATCAAGAATCTTGTTCTCTGGTACTCCGGAAACGTATGCCATAATGATAGTCTGTACTTCGTCTTCCTCTAACTCAGTAGAGATGAATAGTGATGGTTCCTCACACCCAGTGTAAATCCATTCTTTTTTATCTGTATCATAGAAATAAGGGATTGAAATATTACAGATATCTGCCAATGCAGTCCTTGTCTTTCCTCCACCAGAATCAGCAGAACGAAGATAGACCTTTTTAAGTCTCGCTCCTCTAGCAATAGTAGTCATCATAGGGCTCTGTAAAGGTATTCCAAACTCTGGCTCTTCTTTCAATCTTTCTTTCAGTTCTTTCATTCCCTTACCGGCAAGCTGACCCCTTCTCGAAGAATCCATTCCATAGAGCATTTTTGCTTTCGTAATGAGCAGATCCTCTTCTTCCAGAATCATATCATTTATTGAAGTTGCATCTAATTTAGCTGCTTGCTGTTCTTGTCTGCTAGGATCAATGATTGTTTGATCATAGATGTTCCTTATGTCTACTCCACATGAATCCCAATATCTTAAAAGACTAAATTTCTTCAAGCGTTCCAGGTAGTAACTAAAATTTTCCAATTCAGCCAAACGAATGGCATCGTCACAATAATCAATTCCTTGATTATCGTTGAAAATTTTATATTGTTTCTCATATCTTGAAAGAAAACTATCTATAGCAAATGTATCTATAATCTCTACCCCTTGGTTGTAGAGATTATACACACATGAAAATAATATTGCGTAAAATTGTTCTTCTTCAAAGTCATACTGTGTAAGTGTGTATTCTTCCAAAAGGGAAGGTTTCTTCATAATACATCCTAAACATTGAAGAGTGGCGTGTTTGTCAATTAACATATTCACTCCCCTATTTTGCTTATATCAATCAAATCTACATTTTTCTTTTTAGGCGATACTTTTATATGCTTCTTTTTATAAATCTTATCCAAATCTACTTTTGAAGGTTCTATACTGTCTAGCTGTGCATAAAATGCCTGAGCTTGGTCATAATACCAAGGAATTAATCCAACAATGTCACTATCTTCATCTTTCCTGGCTTCTAATCCAACTATAGAAAAACAATATTCTAAAGTCTGTTCCATTCCTTCCCAAGTAAATCCTTCATACATTTTTTTGTATTTATAAGCCATTGCTGAACTTTTCGCTGTGCATTTACCCTGTATTTGCTCCACTTTACTAAAGAATTTTTCTGCTGCCTGGGCTTCACTTTCTGGAACTGCTTCAGGGATTTCAGGGAGAGCACTTTGTTTCAGCGCTCTCTCATATTGTTCCCTTTGCTTCTTCGTCAGTTTATCATTGTCAATCTTTTCTTTTTCTTTCTTGATTTTTTTATCAAGACAAGCTTTATGATAGTATCTGGTTTTTATATGAATAGCTTTCGAAGCAAGTACATTTTTATGACATACCGGGCAAATGTACATTGCCCTTGGCATTACGCCACTCCTAATTCAGCACAAGCATCCTTAATATCTTCGAGAATAATACTCATTGCCTCAGTCTGCTTTTTAGTACACTGAGATACTTTCTTCCCAACACCAAGAGTCTGCTCTACAATATCTGTCAATGTTTCCATATGATCTGAGGCAGCTAGTTTACCTCCCCAAAGGGCAATCTCTTCCTGAAGCTGTTCAAAGGACATTGTTTCTTTTTCTTCATACATAGACTGCTGCTCATCATAGGATACTGATTTAATACCGTCAGCTTCTTCCTGTTTAGTGATTGCATCAGAAATTGCTTTCTCTAAATTATCTGCTGTAAACTCTTCAATTTTAGTTACCATGAAATCATATCTTGAACGAGCGAAGAACTTATCTGTCTGTGCAAAATAAGCAGAAGATTTAATTACATGTCCATCTTCATCTACGCCATTTGGCTCAAGGTAAGCCACTACGTCACAATTATCTACAATTGGTTTAATACAGCGCTTGTCTCCCTTAGGCTGAATAAAGCCATCTTTTTCGTCTGCATGTGCAACGAATACCACTGTATACCCGGAAGTTACTAATTTCTGAATCTGTTCCCAATAAATACGTTCATAAATCTGATAAAGATTTACTTTGCTGTTTTCATTGGCTCCAAGAGAAATGCATCCTCCACCATATGTGTCACATACGAATTTCTGGCAAAACAGAGAGGAAGCATATACTTCATCAATAACAATAGTGGAATAAATCTCTTTAGCTCTTTCTACTGTTTTAGGATCAGTAAGTTCTTTGATGTACTTAGTGAACATTCTCCAGTTGTTAATCATTTTATGTTTAACTCCTGCCTGAGCACCTAAACCATTCTCACACATGAAGAACAAAGCATTCTTCATCTTTGCGCAATTATAAGTTTTTCCCGTATTGTTTGTGCCATAAAGCATAATTACTTTTCCTTCAAGGCCATGTGCTACAACGCTTACTTCTGGTTCAAAAATACTATCTGTCATATGTAATCTCCTTTAATTTTACTATTTATATTTTTACAAACTTGTTTATAGATTAAAAGTTAGGAAGTTTTGGTCTAGCTTTAGTTGTTGCGGCAGAAGTTGCTGTCTCTGGCTGTTTAGCTTTTGCTTTCTCTTCCTCTAAGCGAACTTCTCTATCAGTAATTGCCTGAGAAATTGCACCAATGTCATATGGTTCTGGAGTTGGTGTTTCACTATCCTCGCCGTAAGCATCAGAAGCATTTGTAATAATCATCTCATTTTTATAGATAGTTTTCTTCTCAAATCTTGGTTTACCAATTTTTACAGGAATTTCTTTTGTGATTTCTGCACGACTATTTACAATATCACCATAGAACTTAACAGTCTGATTTGGTGTATAATCATCTAAAATTACTTCTGCAATTCCATCTTCTGCTGGAGCAACTAAAGTCATTGGTTCAATTCCTGAATAAGTAGGAACCCATCCTTTTACGATAGCACGACCTGTCTCTTCACCTTTATTCTCGCCAGATGTATAAAGTTCTGGTGTAATAGAAGCAATTGCCATTTCTACTTCAAACCAAGCACGAGGCTCAAATTTCTCTGGATCTCCATCATAACGATTAAAAAACATTGTCTGGTAAGAGACACCTACATGCACCTGTTTGTCTTTTCCAACATAAGAGCGAGGTCTGATCTGACCATTTGTAACAGTTACTCTTGTAGCTGCATCTTTACCAACTTTAGCAATAGACTGATATTCTCTCATTACAGTTTCAATGCCTGCATAACAGCCATTATCTGTACCGTCATTTTTCTTTTCATTCACATATACTCTAAATGTTACGAAATTAATGTCTCCTGTCTGCACTGTAATGTCACCGCTAATAACTTTTTTACCATCTCTTACTGACTCTTCCAGTGTGTTTTCGCTTACAATACCAACTACTTCTACTTTTGTGTCTGCCTGTCTTAAATTTGTTTTTTCACTCATGAATATTGTCTCCTCTTATAAATAATATTGTTTGGTATATTGATAAGCGTTCATGATTGAACGACTTATTCACTAAATCTCATGCTAACTCTATCTAAATATTCTTCATCTGACGGGTTAGCGAATCTAATAACTGTATATATGCCTTTGCATTCTGGACATCTATTATTTTTTCTTTCATTCCATTCAAACACTGAAGCACAACGAGTGCACTGGCATAATGTTGTTCGTGTTTCCATCTCATTCCTCCTCTTCAAAGATGCTTCCGCTAATGCCTAAAGCTTCAGCAAGTAGTGTTTTCAGAGGTTCTGATGGATTCTGATCATTCAACCATCCTAAATAACTATCTGGAATTTCAGAGAGTGGTTCTCCCTTATGTTTGCCGAATGGCATAAGATATGTTTCTGGTGTAGGTTTGAATTCTTTCATCAGTTCATCTACTTCAGTTTCATCAAAAGATACTGTTAAATCTTTTCTTGATGCTAAATAATCTGCTAAGTGAACTATCATCTGACCTTTTGTTTCTGGTAATGGCAGCTCATCTTTACTTCTTTTATCTGTGTTCCATTCACCCATATGTGAGGCGCAACAGTCTGCAATATAATCCAATTCTTCATCCGGCAACCATTCAAATCCTTTATAGGATTTTATTCTCTCAGCTATAAGTAACGGGTGTTTAAAAAGAGTATATTGACTGCCATTACGCCCAAGTTTTTCATCATCATGGTTCATAATAGCTGTTCGTAGCATATCTCTTTCTCTTGATGTAAACTGACTCTTGATACAATCAATTGACAGCATATGATTTAAGAATCTAGTTGCTCCTTTTACATGTTTAGCAAGTCCCATAAAACCAACTGTATAATCAGGGTGATACTTGTTAGTACTTGAAGCAGACACTTGCCAGAAATATGTAGGCGCAGTATCTAGTAATTCAATACAAAATTCCTGAATATCATCATTTTCAAATACTTCTAATTCTTCCTTAAAAAATCTCTCTGCTAATGTCATACAGTTTCCTCCTCAATAATTTCTTGTGCCTCTTCCATATCCGGTGTATCAGAGGAATCTTTTATCAATCCTTCAAGGACCTTGAAAGTGAAATTCTTGTGTTTATAAGCCTTAAAGCTACTTCTATTATCAATTCTTACAACTACACCTTCTCTAACATGTGTCGCCCCTATTGGATCAGGCCCATCATAGTATTTTTCTACACGCTCCATAAGATCTTCTTTAGTAGTAAACAGGAATTTATCAAATTCAGGTACATGTTTAACTCCTAAACGATCACACCAATTCTTTACTTCTTCCCATGGAATCTCTGTAATAATCCCATCTTCATTGGTCATAGTCATTCTATAAACATAAATATCAGAAGTACCAGGAGTACACCCATAAGAGAACACTGTTTCATCACCGTAAAGCTTCTTAACTTCTTTATCTTTAATTTTAGTGTTGGAACAGGTTCCCATAATGGTCTGCTCTGTACCATCAACCCACCCTACGATTTCATAAAACACTTCCATTCCTTTTGGCAGTTTGTCAATAAAGTAGTCATGATATTTCTGTCTAAATTTATCATTCCCATAGTAACCGCCTTCAAATGTATTGAGTACAACTCTTCTTGTTCCAGTAACTATTTTCCATTCTTTGATAACAGGAGCCGGTCTACAAAAAAGTTTCTGTAGTAGAGTCTTTTTCTTAGTAGTTACTTCTATTGCATTTGCTGTTCGACCAGATGTGCCATGCATTTTCAAAGTAATGTAACAAGTATCTCCTGGTTTAAAGGCATTTAAGTTATATGCTAACTGTTCTGTATCAGCATGTTCTTTAAAATAAGGAAATTTATTTTTTAGATTTGGAGTTTTTACTTTCGGACCATTGTTAGATTTTTTATGATTTGATCTTGGAATATATTTTTTACAGATAACTGTCCCATCAAGTACAGTAATTTGATCTCCTAAAGATAATTTATTTATATCAGTCCATTTACTAAGAGATTCTACTGGTAAAACCAATCCTTCTGATTTTTCACCTCGCAGTCTCATAGCTTTAATGTTTCGTTTTACAGGATCAAGATATCCACCTGTAGTTGTTCCATCTTCATTTTTAATACGCAGTAAATTGTTTTCTTTTGCAAATTCTTCTCCTAGCTGACCATCAACCGGGAAAAATACAACTTTCTGCCCTTCGTAATAACTTAAATCAACAATAACCGTATTTCCAAAAACGGTACCAAGCTGGAGCCTATCAGCATTGCTGTGTTTACGAAGTTGCTTAAGCTCAGTAATGTAAGCACAATACATTAAGTATTGAATACCTCTTTCTCACTCATAATTCTCTTGCACAGATCAATTACATCTGTGTTGCCTCCTTTTATTTCATTATATATTTTAGTAACACCATAAAGTTTTCCTATATGAAATCCTTTGTTATATGTATCAGTAATTTTCTTTTTCATCTTTTTTCTAGTTATAAACACGTAGCTCCTCCTGTTATTTCTTCTAAAGTTCTAGGAGTATAATTCAGCAGCATTGCTCCGACATTATACATTTTACATGGTGTATTATATAGATTTTCCATTTCATACTTTGTTCTTTGCATCATATTATTTTCAAAACCTGTATGTACATGTCCATATAAATGGTACCAACCATAGTAATGATTCTTAAAACAAGGAATCGGATAATGACAAAGAATAATACTCTCTTTTGGATTAAGGTATAGTTCTTTATAATCAACTATTTCTACAAATAAATTCTGTAAATCTTTGTTTTTCAGAATCTTATTATCATGATTTCCTTTTATTAAATGAATCCTACCATTTAACTGGCTGTAATACTCCAATGTTTTAGTTGAACCATACCAACTAATATCTCCTAAAAGATAAACATCATCATCTAAGCCAACTACTGAATTCCAATTATTTTTAATAGTTTCATCGTTCTCTTCTATTGTCTTAAATGGTCTAGCATCGAATGCCAATGCATTTGTGTGACCAATATGTAAGTCTGAAATATAATAATTCATAAGCTACTCACCACAACACTAAGTATATCAATAACGCCAACAATTAGTAATATTATATAAAATCTTGTTCCATGTATCCCTATTGATGAACAATAGGCTCCTAGAATACCCCAGCATAGAATATTCAAAATTGATAAAAATGTTTTCATAGCTCACCTATCCAATCTTCGTAAATATTATCTGCGTGTGTTTCGATGTCCTCATGCAATGTTTCTTCTGGGTAATCAATAAGAGATTCTATTACATAAGAATCCATAACTAAACTTGATACTTTACTGTCTGACAACTGATATTTTGTTTTTAATGTATCTTTCAAAGCTTCAATATAAGTTTTGGCACTTTTCGTAAGTTTTAATGTATCCGTCATCGTTCTACTCCTGTAATTTTCGTGCTGAATAATAAATTTCTTTATATTTCATAACTGCATCATACACTTCATCTGGAATTATATTTTTATATTGTTTGACGACAATTTCTATAATTTTCTTTTTAGCAATGTTATATGAATTACTTGCTTCCTCTTCTGACTCGAAACGTCCCAAATAAATTTTTTCTCCATTAACTCCATTGCAACTTGCTATATATGCTCCGGACTTTATTTTTTGTACTCCTAAAGCATAATTACCTCTATCATTTTTTCTATCTAGCACAATTGTATTTAATCTATGGGGTAATAACAAACAGGTGTCGGGACTATATATTTTATTTCCAATAACTTTTATATCTTTGTCCAATTCAAGTGAGTCGTCCTTTGATAAGATATATTTATGTTCGCTGTACCATTTTGCAAAATTTTGATAATTTTTCCATTCGTCGCATACATAGCAATCAATATAATTTTGATTTTTAATATATTTATCGCTATAACATCTTGTTAACATAGATCCCCATTTTGTATATTCTTCTGTATGAGAAACACCAACTTTAGTTTTAAAAGGGCCATAACCTCTATAACCAACACCTAAATAAGTGGGAATATTATAGTTTATAATATTTCCTTTTTTGAAATATTGATAATAAGTGTGTCTCACAATAATTCCATCTTCGAATTGGATATCAATATCGTGGACATTTTTATATCTAATAATTTGCATCTTTAATCCTTGTTTATTAATATTTTCTTCTCCGGTTCGGTCTATTTTTTGCATAGTTAATTCACCCTTATAATCTGTTCATACAAACAAATATCCTTATCAGAAACTGCAAGATTTTGATGATAATGTCCAAAAATATTTTTTCTATAATCAACATTACACCTTATTTCTTCCAAATAATCAGTTAGCTTATCCGGTTTATATAATCCATGTGATAATAATGCTGCTGTAGAAGAAGCTGTACAATGTGTCAGGATAAAATCTACCTTATTATTATGTTCTGCCAGGTTCTTTATTCCCTCATCCATCTCTTCTTGATTTGGCATTTCTCGCTCCCACCATGAAATGTGATTGATGCGGTACATTTTATCCGGATCATCCCTCCATTCTTTTACTCTTGGATCGTCAATCTCTAATACTCCATCTGAAATATCATGACTGGCAGCTCCGCCAAAAGTAAAAAATTTTAAATCGTCTATATCAAATACTTGTCCTCTCATAAGATGAATTATAGATGGCTTAATAAAATGCACCTTGCCACCATGCCATTCTTCTACCGGATAAGAATCTAATATATCGTAACATTCATGATTACCATCAATAAAAAGTGTTGTAAAACGCCTCTCCTCAAGCCAATTCAGATACCACCTTTGCTGAGGTGAATCTCTCCATATCCCAAAATCTCCAAGAACAATTACATAGTCATCTTTAGTCATCTCTCTTTGCTCCGGGAACGAGTCCATATTTAATCTATGGATCCAATCCCCATGTGTATCACCTGTGATCCAAATTACTTCCACCACCTCCAACAATATGTAGCGATTGAAAATCCTATAAGAATCATGAAATATGCTACAGGTATCGCAAAAAACATTTTCATAATTGAAATCAATAAAATACACAAATCTAATTTTTTATCTGCAATCATGTTTAATATTCTTACTACTGGCAAAAGCATTAACTTCCAACCACTACATATAGCTCCAATTACTCCACATATAGCAGAAATCCATCCCATGGTTTGCTTAATCACTTAATTCCTCCTAAACTATCAATCCATTGTTTTACCTTGCCATTATCGTATGTTTTTGTAATCAATACGGCAGACACTGTTTGCCCTATTCTTCCATGATATTTACGATATGTACTTTCATCATTAAGTGAATATTCAGTTCCGTTATAATTTACCGTAATTTCATATTCAGCATAATCAGTTCGAAATTGCGGAACATGATTAACCATACCTGTAAAACGGGTTTCTTTAGGTTTATAATATTCATTTACAACTGTGACCTTCACGCTTTCCTCTTTTTTATCAATGCATTTAGCACAACCAGTTAATGTTGAAATACTTATCAATAGAACTCCTAAAATACTTAATACTTTCTTTTTCATAAACTCTCTCCTACATTTGTAGTTAAGGTCCAATCCTTCTGAGTTGTCCCATAGGGGTAAGAACTAAATGTTATAGTATTATCCTCAGTAGTTTCAGTTCTGGTCGTCTCCTCAATAAGATGGCCTTCTTTATCATATTTTTTAGTTGTCTCCGTAATCGTAGTTTTTATCATTGTACTCTCCTTATATTGACAAACCACCTCACCTAAAGTACAATACTATTGATCCCAGGTCTGTACCGGGTGAGGATCTTCTGAATGGGTAATGTGATATGGGATTGTATCACACATTATTTTTGAAGGAGGTGTTGCCTATGGCAGCAGATATCATAACTATACTTACTTGCTTTGGGCCAACATTACAATTCGTAGTTGTTAACGTTATCCTCACCCTACGCAGCCACCTCTTTATACTGACGCAAAATCCCTACGCTACCGTCAGTGTGGTATATGTCCACAGTTCTCACTATACGTTACCCTCATTATTAATTATTTATTTTCAACAGTTGCTACATTGCCTGATGTTAATTCTCCTGCGTCAACAATTGTTGCAGCATTTCCACCTTGTACCTTCGGCACATCACCATTCCACTTATCAATCTTCTGTTTCTCAATAAGTTCTGGAGTAAGTGACTCAGCGATCTTTTTATTTGCTTCTGCTTCAGCATCCGCTTTAATTCTTGTAGCTTCAGCTTTACCTTCCGCAGTGATTTTCGCCTGTTCAGCTTCAATAGCGGCTTTCTCTTTATCCTGCTCCGCTGCGATGAGAGCAACTTCCTTATCTTTATCTGCCTGTACCTTTGCAGTCTTAGCTTCAATATTTGCAAGTTCCAGTTCCTGCTGTGCATTTACCTTCTTCTGAATAGCAGCCTGAGTTTCATCATCTGTAGAAATTGAAGTAAAGTTTACAGTATCAATGATGATTCCATATGGCTCAAATTTCTTTTTCAAGTATTTGTCAAGTGCTTCATTCAGTTCCTGGCGTTTATCACCAAATACATCTGTTACCGGATACTTAGCAGTTACTTCCTGTGTCCACGCTTTCATCTTTGGCTTAATAAAAGTATTCTTTACACTTTCGCCAGACTGACCTTTAAATCTTGTAAATACATCAGCAACTTGATCCTGGTCGAATTTATATGAGAATTCAAGATCTACAAGAAGTTGCTTTCCATCAGCGGTAGGCGTTTTAAAACTCTCATCCTTTGGTGAATCACCTTTATCTTCTGATGTAAGATATGACTGCTCAATACCAATTGAATACAAAGATGTTTTTACTGTGGGTGAAATTAAATGCCATCCCTGTGAAAGAGTGTCGTTTGAAATTCCACCATTCATCTTGTATTCTACAGCTACATAACCAGCAGGAACTCTTACTGTGCACTTTGCTACACAAATTAATCCTGCTGCAATTATTACTGCTAATCCAACCCCACCTAAAAAACCTTTTTTCTTTTTCATTACTCATTCTCCTTATCTTTTTCTTTATTTTCTTCTCTGTTTATTTCGTCTACTGCATCTTTCCAAATTCTATGCAAGAATCGTCCGAATGGATAAAACAATGCAGATAATAGAAACCATAAAATTACTGCTCCAACCAATACTAAAAATACAAATACTGGATTCATGCTCTCTCCTTTATAATTCAATACCTTCCATAACAGCTCTAGCTTCTAAAATAGCTAAATAATTTGCCATAGCATCAATCTGAATATTATAAATGCTTCTTGGGCATGTTGGCTCAAAACTAAGACTTCCATTGTCCCATTTAAAAAGTATAGACTGCAAACCTCTGAATCTAAGCATTAACTGGTAATATTCAGCTTTGAATCTCTCGTTATAATCTGGGCTAACCATCATTTCTGTTGTTTCTTTTAATGTTTTTACCATGTTATTTGTCTCCTTTATATTCTTTAATATCAATTACAAATGTCCAAGCGAAAAAAGCTACTAGCATTAAACTAAATAAATTTTTATAAGTAATAAGATCTACTAATGATATTGCTATAAAAATAGCATCAAGGATGATAAAAAATTTGTTAAACTTCATTTAACTCATCCCTCACTCTCATAAGTATCTTCCCAAGCCTATTTTCTCCAACTCCATCTACAGTTCCCCAAATAGTATCTCCCCAAGTATTGCCCTCTTCCAAATATTCATCTCCTGTAGCAAGTAATTTTTCCTTAAGGTCTGGATTCTGAGTGAATTTAGCCAGTACGATTTCATACATTACTTTATCTTTCACTTCTTCCCAATCTGATCTCAAATTAATCTTTCTACCTGCTGCCTTTGCCTCTGATGGGCTAGCTTGAGAAAATAACTGGAATTTTAGTCTACGATTTTTTGTTTTCTGTGCTTGAAAAGCTGCTTCATTATTTGTATAGTCCCATCCGTTATAACTTACCGGTGCCATATAAAAGTTACTTAAAAAGTAATAATCTCCAGTGAAACTATTAATCATTTTTTCATTCCTTTCTATAATTTAATTCTATTTTTTCGATTTATTAAATTCTGATCTCTTGCACCCCAATTTTTACCTGTAAATTCAGAAGTTATCATGGCATTTTTACCGAAAAAAATATGTGGCTGGTTATCAAACGTATGGAAAGTAATTTCGAAATTTTTCATAATCCTAGCTCCATTAATACAGAAAGCATTTTTTCTTTTAATTCTGGATGAATCTTTTCCAAAGTTTCTCTGGCATTTAACGGCTTATCTGGTTTAGTTAGCCTTGCACATTCCCAATCAATTGCCATCTGAACATAATCATTATGCGTTCTGGCTCTCAGATGATGTCTGCTATGATGTCTATGCCAGTTATGTACTTGTTTATAATCGAAGAATGGATATAAAAACAATTTGTCCAGATCATGGAATAAACTTCTTATTGTGTTATACCCCAATAACTGTTTTTCTACTTTGCGGAATGCTTTTTTGTGCTTAAGTGTATATTGTACTCTATCTTTATTTTTCATCTCTCACCTTAATAATCACTACAAGTTACTGTTAAATTTACGAATCCATCATTTTGTTCAAAAGATGTGATAAGTTCATTTTTTACCAATTCTTCTACTATGTCTCTGTCAGTTATTTTTACTCCAATCAATTCAGGATCAGTCAAGTCATACTCAGCTTCTACAGTGATCACTCTTTTTGTTGGTATCAAAATTTCTTTCTCACATGCGTCATCAATTGGTTTATTTAATATTCGTTTTCCTCTTTGCGTAATATCACCTCCATATTTTATTTCATTGTTTAACCTCCTTAAGTGCAGGTGAGGAATTGAACCTCACCTTAACCTTTTGTTACTACACTTATTTTCTCTTCCCTACAAAGAATCCAACTAAGAAACAGGCTAATAAGCATACTACAAACACGCCTATATTTAACACTATCATTTTATTTGCCTTTCTTTGCTTTCAGCTCCTGCAGCTTTTTATTAATTTCATCATCTTTCATTTTTTTATCCAGACGCTGTTTTTGCACAATAGTAGAACTTTCATAAACGATCCTAGCTCCATCAGCAGCCTCTTTTTGCTTTTTAACTCCGTCACGCACTTTCTCTAGCATCTTTTCCTCTTCGCTAGAAGATACTCCCGGTGTTACATTAAAAGCTTTTGATGCCTGAGCTGTTTCCAGAGTTAAAACTGCACTCTCTTTTTCTGCTTTTAAATCATTAAGCTGTTGCTGTAGTACTTCTACTTTTTCTTTCTGCACATCAGCATTCTCTTTCCATTCTTTTAATGTATTTTTAATAAAATCAATTTTATCATTAAGTTCCTGTTGTTCTTTTAAGTAGACTTTTGCCGCTTCGTCATCTCCTCGATCCACACAAGCATTTACATTTACATCTGCTTTCATGGCATCTTTCTTCAAATGGAACAAATCATCTTCATAATTAGAAATCTTACCAAGCATCTGCTGATATCTTACATTTTCCTGCTGAAGTTCATCTTCTTTCTTCTCAATAGCGGCATTATAATATGCTTTAGCTCCTTCAGGTGTAGACGCATCTTTCTGAATAGCTTCGTTTGCCGTGCCAGATGCTCTTATCCTTACTCTCTTTCCAATTTTACTATTAAAAAAGAAACAAAGTCCTACGAGTACTAAAATAACAATTATAATAATTGCTCCAGCTGTAATATTCATTAGTCTCTCCCCTCATCAATATCAAGCCCAAAGTTTTTAAACAGTTCTGTCATACCTCCCACATAACCGGAACCTAATGCCTGGAATTTGAATCCATCTCCGTAACGGTATAATTTACCCATTTCTACTGCATTCAATTTTTCAAAGTTTTCATTCTCAGACAGATCATATTCATACTTATCACCATCTGGATTGTCGTAATCACAAATTGTCATAACTGCATTGGAGACCATTCCAAAATTCTGCATACGCTGTAAGGCCCTAAAAATTGTTAAGCAGATAGTAAATTCTGTTTTATCTTTCGGGAAAGTATCAGCATGCACAATGAAATATTCGTCATAATGCTTTCCATTGAAAATCATTCCCTGAGAATCGTCACCAGTTTTATTGTCTCCTGAATAGTCTACCCAGGGATATGCAGAGCCATCTTCATAGGTTTTATAGTTTACTAAATCTTCTGGGTATACTACTTTGCGACTTGAATCTGTTAAAAATCCATTGATATCAAAGTCAATATCTGCTTCACCAGCATAACGGTTCTGATCCCAATTGACTCCAATGAAGAAGTTCTTAATACCTGTACCATCCTCTTTTACCATACTAATTTTCTGATTTTTGCTCATGTTGATTACTGCCATATCTCTTTATCTCCTTTTTATTTATTATTCAGCCAGTCTTTATACTGACGAAGAATCTCTGTATATAACTGTTCATCAGACATTTTATTCATGTCTTTTACTGCTGTAAAACCGGTGTTGTCATGTTTTCTACCTTTCATATCATCAAGAGATTTCAAATAGTCAAAATCTTCATCTCCAATTCCTATGAACTGCACGAAGATGTTGTACTCTGAAAGCTCTTTAATAGCTGCATTGGTGGCAAAAGTATCACTGTTCTCACCATCTGTAATAAAGATGATAAATGCTGGGATCTCACTTGGCTCGATATCTTTATAATATGTAACCATTTCTTTCAATACAGGAGCATAATTAGTACCACCCATATACATATGAGCTTTTTTCATAACATTTTTAACATAACTACTATAATTATCAGCGTTAGCAGCTTTTAAGCGCTCTGCTCCATTTGAGAACAACCAACTCTCAAGTTCTCCATTATCGTCAAATCTTAGAGCAATAGGCAACAAACGAGAAATGGTTTCCTGTACAGATCCATTATCATACAGCCAATCCATACTTCCTGAATAATCCATTGCAAGAGCTACTCTAGCCGTATGTTTTGTCATATCAATCTTGCTTCCCTTAGACATATCAATAAGTACTTTGCCAAGATTTTCACTGTGCTTAGACATATCAATTGTCTGTGACTTTTCTTCATATACAGGTTGCTGAGTTACAGCAGAAGATAACTCTACTGCTGCTTCCTCATCTTTTTTTCCGAATAGTTTTCCCAAAAATCCCATTTTAGTTACTTCCTTTCTTACAAATTGTTTTTCTAATCCAATCTACAGGCACAACCATAAATGCTGTCACAAGGACTACAATCCACTGTTTAACATCCATTGGAGTTGTCTGTACTAGATTTCCTACAAAGTTACACAAAACTACAGCCATTGCAAAAATACCTAATGCGATATACACAAATAATTTATTATTTTTAATTCCTTTGAAAAGATTCATACTATCTGTTCTAATAGTGAATCCATTAAATACTGCCATTAAACACAATAAAGCGAATCTCGCTGTCATAGCCGAAAGTTTTGTTGCAAACATATTTCCAACTGGACCAAATGTAATTACACCAAATAAAGCAATAAATACAATTGAACTTAATGCAATTCTCCCTTTCGCTCCACGGATAAATAATCCGGATCCTTTCATGATAGGCTCTTCATTCATATATTCCTCTTTTGGCGGTTCTCCACCAAAGCTTAATGAGTTAAGTGAATCCATGATGATATTTACAATAAGGATCTGAACTGCTGCTAATAGAGCAGAGCCACCAGAAATAATTGGAAATACCATACTTAAGATCAACAACGAAATATTGATAGGCAGCTGGAATTCAAGGAACATCATAATGTTATGCATAAATGTTCTACCAAGTTCGACTGCCTTTACCACACTTGCAAAATTATTGTCTGTCAAAACAATATCTGCAGCTTCTTTTGCTACATCAGATCCGTCTTGCATTCCAAAGCCTACATCTGCTTTCTTTAATGCGGGAGCATCGTTCACACCGTCACCGGTCATAGCAACAGACATCCCAATTTCTTGTGCTAATGTTACAAGACGAAGCTTTGTATTTGGTGAACATCTGGAGATTACTCTTAACTGTGGAATAATTTCTTTTACTTTTACATCTGACATTGCCTCAAACTCATCATTGGTAACTGCTAAGTCTCCAGGCTTATAAATGCCAGCTTCCATAGCAACAGCCTTAGCAGTTTCCATACAGTCACCAGTAATTTCAATTACCTGAATTCCAGCTTTATGAGCAATTTTTACTGCTTCTGGAACTTCATTCCTAACCGGGTCAACAACTCCAATGATTCCAAGGAGATTCATTTCATCGGGGAGACCATCATCAGTTTTATCTGAGATAGTCAATGCAATACATCTCATTGCCTTCTCTGTTAATCCCTTAATATGGCTCTTTAAAGCTTTTCTTTTTTCTTCTGTCAGCTCAGTTACAATGCCATCATTATCAAGATAAAATTTACACTTCTCAATTAATTTCTCTGGTGCGCCTTTATAAACAGTAAAATCATTTGCTCCATTATTTAAAGTAACTGCAGAGAATTTATTTTCACTACTAAATGGAACACGTTTCTTCATGATAGCTTTATTCTGTATTTTTTGTGCGTCTTCAGGAGAAAGCATATCAAGCACTGCTCGATCAATTGAATTCCCACCAGTGATATTCCCATTAGAATCAAACACTGCACTATTATTCATACAAATGTTTAAATCAATTAGCTCGTTGAGCGGACTTTCCTTATTAAAAATATCCTGACAGTTACCGTTAATCATAACTGTAGAAGTCATTTCACCTGTTGTGAGAGTTCCTGTCTTATCCGTACAAATTAAATTAACATATGCCAATTCAGGAATTTTACCAGTATTCTTCGCAAGAATATTGAATTTTTCCATTGTCGATACATTCTGTTTAGTTACAAGTTTTACAATGAGTGGCAGACCTTCCGGTACAGCCGCAACAATAATTGTTAATGCATTTGAGATATTCTGTGCTACTTTCTGAATATTTTCAAGAATGTTTCCTGAGAAATACTGACTTAAACTTCCAGCATTTAAGATACCTGTAATTGTCATAATTACAAATGCTAATACTGCCGCAATTGTTCCCCATTTTGAAATAAAATCACACAAATGATCCAGAGCAATATCAAGAGCTGTCTTAGGAGGCTCTAAAGTCTGCATTTTGACAAGAGTATCACCATTAACTGTATTAACACCAACATCTGTAACAATCATTTTTCCTTCACCAGACATGATAACTGTTCCTGCAAAGAGAGAACACTGATCCGTATATGCAGTAGTTGATGTTGTTTTAACATGCTTATAATTAGCACTAGAGCGTGTCTGAAAAATAAAAATTGCACAAAA